CGACCGACGCGGCTTGACCAGTCCGAGCAGCTTTGCGCCACATCGCGAAGATCGAGCGCGTAGTTGCGAAGCGCGTCGGCATAGTCCAGCGCGGCAACCGCCGCGCCCTCGGGCGAAACGACAGTCCCCTCAGGGATTGGCGCCATTGTTGGCATTGCTCCCGGGGCCAGTTGACACTGCGCTGGCGGGATCACCGCTGGGCGCGGGGGCGGTAACGGCGGGCAATCCGGCGTCCGTCCGGGAAAGCTCGCGCAGCCGCTCAGTAAAATTGACGCTGCCGTTAGCCAAATCTTCATTGCGTGACCTTTCTCGGGCTTCTCGCGCGCGACGCCTGGCTTCAGCGCGGCGCATCTGTTCGACGGTTTCGGCTGTGTCTTCGAGCACCTGAGCCACGTCATTGGCCCGGGCGGCGCGCTCTTGCGCCAAGGCGCCAGCGTAGGCGTCGCGGCTGCTCTGTAGGCGAGAGACTTCAGCGCGCGCCTCGTCGCGCTGGTTCTCCACCCGCTCCTTCAGACCCATCTGGAGCAGGCAGAACGCCGACACGGCGGCCAGCCACGTCCAGGGGCTCAGAAGGATGGTCGCGACAGGTGAGGCCATCCAAGGGCCCAGAAACCGCGCTGGCGCCCATTTGCTCTCTTTGGTGACAAGCACGGGGGCACTGCCAAAGCCCGCCCTACGCGCCTGTATTGCGGCCTGGATAGCGTCCCGCTCCCGCTTCTCTTCCATGGTAAGCTGTGGCTTGCCTAGAAGCACCGTAAGCCGGGCTTCTGCGTCGTGCTCGATCTCGGACGCCATGCGGAGCTGGTCGGGGTTCTGCGGGTCAACGTTGGCCATCATAGACAGGCTGACGCGGCGCTCTCGGAGTAGGTCGGCGTGGTTCTCTCGTTCGCCCTCAAAGCGATAGGCGCGTGCGCCAGTAATGATCTGGCGCGCGCGGTCTAGGAGGGTCATTGGTTGTTCAGCGCTCCGGTGTTGACGACTCCGCCCTCGGGCGTGGGCGAGGAAGGCGGCGGCGGGACGAAAGGGGGTACACTCTGACCCGTGCGGATCTCGTCGGCCCGTTGCATCTCGCGCCCGATCATGAACCGCTTCACGAGGCTCCAGATCGCAGCGCCGGCCGCCGTGGCTTGGCCCAGCACCGCGGCAAAGCCCATGAGGTCGATCGGCTGGCCGTTAGCCCAGCGCCACATGGCGAACGTTGCGATGGCGGCCAGGACGACAAGGAAGAGCAAGCAGACGACGATAAGCAGGACGCCGCCCCAACCCATGAGCGGGCGTGGGGCGCGGTGCACCCAGCCCTCGGACGGTGCGGGGCTCATGGCCAGTTGGCCTCAACCGCGAAGTCGATAATCTCTTCCCGGCTTGCGCTTTCCAGAAACTCAACCTTGGCGTCGCGTGAGTTCTTAATCTCGTTGATGCGGCGAATGGTGGTTTCCAGCGCGTTCAGTTCGGCGCTCAGTGCGGGGTCATCGTCCCAGCGCTTTTCTGATACGCCCATCGCGAAGTTGCGGAGATAAGCTAAGCGCGCATCGTCTTGGATTGCCCAGTGAGGCATGAGCGCGTTAGCGTAGCGGATGACACGGCCAATCGCTGCGGTGCGAAGCTGGTCTAGGTTATCTCCGAAGATGAACGCACCGCTCTGGGTTTCTGGCGGTACGATTTCATCCGGGGCGAAGTCTTCAGGCTCGGGCGATGGCAGAGCCCACGGATCGCCGCCTTCTAGGATCGTGTCTAGGAGTTCTGATCCGAGGTCTTGGCCTTCGGTGAAGTCTGTATCCAGGGGTAGATTTGACGGCTCGCCCAGTATTGGTTCTGGAAGTCCGCCAATTCCTTCTGCGTCATCGCTGCCAAGCTCGGCATCGGATACAACAGGCCCGTCAAATCCTCCCTCGATCCAATCTTCGGATACGGCTTCAGATTGAGCCTCGGCTCTCGCAGAAGCGCTCGTTTCTTCGCCAGTTTCGCCGTTGCTTTCATCCCCCGGATTCTCCACCTCTTCGCTCTGAAGCGCAACAGGGTCTAGTGTGACTTCGGTTTCAAGCGGGTTGGCTTTGTAGCGATCCGCAAGCCATTGGGCCGCCTCTTCCGCTGTGTCTGGCGTGTCGGCGCTGTACTTGGGATGATCCGGGCCGATAGCAGCCCAGTTCTTCACGTACACATTGCCATCGGGCGCCAAGCCGCCAACGCATGTCCCGTGAGTGAATCCACCCCAGCCGGGATCAGCTTTCCATCCTGCACCGCCTAGAATCGCGGCGACCGCCGAAGCGGATTTAGTCTCGATCTCATCCATTATGTTCGGCCTATCGTGAAGGTAACGATGTCGCGGGAAACGGTCTGGTCGCGCAGTGTGACGATGTTGCCGTCAGCGCTTGGCAGCGATGTCACCTGAAACTGAACGGTGTCGCCGTTGGCGAACGTGATCGTTGCGCCTGTTGAGATAAATCCGCCCCCGTTGAGCGAATGCTGAAGCGTACCGCCAACTACAGAGACTTCCTGATAGACGCCGACGACACCGCTATTGCCTGCGGGGACCGTGACGGTTCGCGTCGTGCCTGTGACCGTCGCCGTTGATCCCGACGCGTCGAAAGAGCCAGAGAACGAGACGTTGGGCCTACCAGCAACGCAAGCCGTCGCCGCAAAATGCATTAGGCGCGCTCGTAGCGATTATCGTCCAGATCGGTCAGAGCCGTAGGCAACTCACGCTGAAACTGCTCCACCCATGCTTGCGCGCTGCCAAACGCGCCAGCGGAGACCGAGCAGCCAGTAACGGGAAAAGCCGCACCGCCATTGAACGAAGGGTGAGCGATAAACACCGCCAGCGCATCGCCGTACGGTTCTACGCTCACCGTGAACGAAGCGCCATTTACGTCTGTAAACATGGGTTCTCCTTAGCTGAAGGCGCCAGACAGCACCGCTGCCGTTGCACTGCGGAAGTGACACGCGCCGATCTGATTTGCGCCGAGCGTTGCGGATGCGCTGTCCGTGCCGTTGACGTACATATTCGTGCTGGATCGAGTGAATGTGCGATTAGACGTGCCGGGGTCAAACAGAACGAAGTCGTCTGCTGTGAACACGCTATTGGGGATGGTGATATTGCCGGAGCAGATCACCTTCTTGTTCTGCGATGCAGTTGTTAGAGTTCCGCTCGTTTCGCTGGAGAGCGGAACGCGCGCTTGAATTGCGCCAGATGCCGAAAGCAAGCCGCTGGAGTGCGTCAGCGTAAAGTTGCCGTTGTTGAAGTTGATCACCGCGCCAGATGCGAGGAACAGGTCCGAGAACGAGAGCGTGGCCGTACCCAGCGCGATGCCATCGTTCGAGATGGGACCCACAGCCGCCGCACTCACAAAAGCGCGCGCCGCAAGCGATCCGGCTGAAATCGTGTAGATATCTAGCCTAGCCGCCTCTGCGCCAGACGTTACCGCCGTCGCCGTCGCGGCAAGACGCACCATCTCGTCTTGGTTGCCTGCGCTATCGGACAAGTAGAACGATGCAATCACCGCGTCATTGGCGGCTGGCGTCGCCCTATCGCCCTCAAGACGAAGCGCCCGAACGGTCGCGGAGTCAGCCGTGTTCTTACCAATGAGAGGGTTAGACGAGAGCGTGGTTTCCGTCGCCGTCACGCTTTTCACACTCGGCGTAAGCGTAAGCGATACTGTATCTGCTGCGGTGAATTGAACGAGAGCGTTGCCTGAAGACCAAGAGAGCGCAGCAAGCGCCGTCAGGGTAGCGTCTAGGGGTTGAGACGCTGCTGTGATGGCTGAGTCAACATAGGCCTTCCGCGCCGCGTCATTGGCGCTAGACGGGGCAGCCAAATCAGTCAGGCGGAATCCGCCCATTGACCAATTGGCCGCCATCGCCTTCGTGCCAGAGATGTTGATGCTGTCCGTTATCGCGTCTGCGATGTCGTCCAGCTCGTTGTTCATTTCGTCGGCATCAGCGACGACGCCGTTGACATATGGCCCCTCTACGCGGGTGTAAGTTCCAGATCCATCACGTGCCAATTACGTGCTCCTAGCGCGCATAAAAAAAGCTCCGTTAGGAGCTTGGTGTTCGGTCATTGTTGCCTCCGGGGAGGTTTGGGTCGGGGTGGTGGTCGGGGCGGTGGGCGCGTGGTGTTTGCGCGGTTTGCTAGGCGAGTGTTGGCTTCGTCAAAGATTAGCACTTCCCCAAGACGCGCATCTTCGACACCAACATAACCGCGCTGCCTCGCTACGGTTTGGTCCATGTCGATGGCGCGGAACTCGTCCAGAGTCATAAGCGGACCATCGGGCAGATCTAGCGCAACGTTGTTCGCACCTTCGGGGATTGCGCGAACGTCACCTAGCGAGTTCCACCACCAATTTGGACGAGTGGATGCGTAGACTCCAGGCCCCCACTTGCCGTCCTCTGAAGCGAGCGTTTGGCTGTCATTGAAGCGCGCCGTGTATAGGCGATCTCGCGGCGCAGTTTCAGAAATTTGCCGAACGCCTGGCAAGCGCCGAGCTTGAAACAAATCGGTCGCATCGTATGCATCAATTGCGCCTTGCCCTCGCTCTCGTGCGATTGAGACGCGGTGTCCGCCGTCAATGATTTGATAGCGTCCATCTTGCGTCCTGCGCACAATAATTGGCGACGCAGCGTTCTGCGAACGCTGATAATCCAGTCGGCCTTGTTCAATTCCCATACGTCTGGGGTGAATGGTTTCCACTTGATCTAACGAAACCTGCCCACGCGGGAGATCAAAACTCTGAGGAACAGTCAGCCCTTCACGGCGCAATGCGTTCTCTAGCGCTCCCCATTCTTGCCCCCCCGCGCCCCCACTACCCGCGTCTAGCGCTTCTGTTGTACGTGGTGGCTCGGGTCTTCCATTGCTTGCGTTAGGCGCGTCGGGTGCGCGGCCACGCAACCAGCCGCGCGGCATTTCGCGAGCGCCAGCGTCGTTCTGGATCTCCAGCGTTCCGTCTTGGCGACGGATGATTTCACCACCTTCAAGTGATCCGCGCCCTGGCAACCCGTGCGCGTCAATCAGGTCTTGGTGAGTCACATCGTATGAGTTGCCAACGTAGATATTGTCGCCATCGCGAATGTATCTGGCGCCACGCTGCTCACCTGCACGAGTGAGCCGCATGATGTCAGCTTCGCTCGGATTTCGGATTGTCGGGTGGGACTGTCCATTTCGGGTGCGAATATCGACGGTTTGTCGTGACAGACGATTGCCCGCGCCACTAGCGCCTCCGTCAGGCGCTTGTGGCGGGCGCATCCCTGCCGCTTCTGCGAGATCATTACTGCCGCCCACCATGCTCTGACGGATGGGTTGTGGCGGCCGTATTGGAAGAACTGAACCGTCTGTTGCTCTGCCTGGAAGGCGTGCTGGTGCGTTGGGTAGTGTCGGCGCTTCAGCCGCAAGCTCAGGCAATGCAGCACGAAGCGGCGGACGTGGGCGCGGTGTTCTCGCGCCGCCTGCGCCGAACATGCCAGCGACGCCAAGTCCGCCCATAGCAAGCTCAGGAAGCGCTTGGCCTGGCTCTTGATCGCGCAAGTGGCCGATGCCGCGAGCGATTGAGGGCAAGCCTGTCATCTCTAGCGCATCTTGGCCGATGTACGTTCCAGGCGGTGTGTTGACTTCGTTGCGTGCTGCTTCGTGTTGAAGCGCGAACTGCGCCATGTCGTTACGCTGACGGCGTTGAGCAAGCGTCGGCTCGTTGCTCATCGGGAGCGTGTTTGGGTTGCCTAGCGCTTGGCTCGGTAACTGCTGAAGCTGGCTCGTTTCCGGCGCATTCCAGAACGCAGAGCGATAAGGCTGCTGTGGCGTGCGCGGCAGCGGTCGTTGTGCAGCCCAAGGGCTTGGACGATCGCGAACCAAGCCGACCCGTAACATCAGGTCGTGCAGTGTTTCGTCAGTCACGCTCGCTCACTTGTTCGACTTCTCCGCTAATTTCTTCACCGCCAGCCGGACAATCCCGCTGTCGGTTTCGCCTTCAAACCGCTCGCGCAGTTTCTGAAACATCTTCACGTCCGCTGCGGTCTTCAGCTTCAGATTGATCTGAATGTGCTGGCCCGCCTCGGTCTTTGCGGCGTCGTAACGTTGCTGCGCCGCGTGTTTGGTTTTCTTCTTTGCCATGCCGTTGACATAGCAGAGGGTACCCCTATTGACAAGCACCTAGGGGTACCCCTATCATGGGCTCATGGTTAGCAAGGAACCCCAACCATGATTAAGACCCACCAAGTCCAACAGCTCGCCATCACGGCAAGCCTCTGGGCGCTGATCCTCTCGGTCGAGAGCAAAAGCGCTCTGTTCGCGTACCAGACCCAAGCCACCTCAGTGGAGGGCGTCCAGTTCGCGGCAATCACTCTCCTCGGCGCCATTCTCGCGGCGCTGGGCTTTACGGTCGTCGGTCAGATGAAAGCTGACGAGCGCCCGCAAATCCGTCGCAGTGCCTGGGCCGTTCGCCTTATCGCCGTGACGTTCCTCTGCTTCCCGGTCTTCTTCTTTGGAAGCTCCGTGAAGCTCCACAACGCCCAGGTCGCCTGGGATGCCTACCATGCCTCGCCAGCTTACACCGCTGACGTGGCTCTGGCGGGCCAACAGAGCCTCAGCATCAGCGATCGTACCGCTGAAGCCTACGAAATCACCGAGGCCGCCGCACGCACTGTGCGGCCAACGAACGCCAACCTCTCGCCCTTCGATGGCGAGTTCTGGTTCGCGCTCATCCTTCTCGGCATCTTGAACTTCGCTGCCGAGAAGTTCCGTGTCCCAGCGCCGATCACCACCGAAGAACGCCAAGCCCTGATGTTCAAGGAACGTGGTCGTAAAGCCGCCGAGACCCGCAAGCGTCGCAAGGCCGCAAGCCAAGCCCGCAAGAACCTCAAAGTCGTATCGTAACTTTCGCGGCTCAGTGCTTAAATGCGCTGGGCCGCTTCTTTTTGGAGAAGCCCTTATGCACACGATATTCCGCTTCTGCTCAGCGACGCTCTCTTACTTGAAGATCGTCGCTGTATTCGCCGCCTGGGGCGCGCTCGCTTGCCTTGCGGGCTCACCGATGGCCGCTATCGCCGCCGTCTTGTTTGCGGCGGTTTTCTTCGCGCCAGCCGCCTACATCAACGCCTGGGACGATTTCGGAGATTGACCAATGCAAGTCCGCAAACGCTACGCCGCCATGCTCGCAATCGCTGCGCTCATCGTTGGCGTTGTTCTCTTCCAGGCTGTGACGGCTAAGCCGCCTGAGCCTTACGTGGAGCTAATCGCTCCTATGCCGCCACCGCCCGTTCTCATCTACGGTTGCTCTGCTCGCTTCGGCCAAGTTGCGCTCTACACAACCGGCGAAGGCGAAGAACTAGACCCCGTGCCTACAGGCCATCCCTGCGGGTACGGAGATTTGGGGCCGACCACGCCTGAGCAATAAGCGGACGGCCGGGCCGCGGCAGATTCATGCGCCGCTGCTGCCGCTCGGCCATAACCTCGCGATGCGTTCTTTCCTTCACCCGCTGCCACGCTCTGTCCTCGATCGAGAATGGCGCAGGCTCGCGGCGCATCGGAGCGCTAGGAGGCTCTAAGCCTCGCCCGATCGACGGCCTGCCAGCCTCCCAGGTTGGCGTACTCATCGGTTGCACCCAAGGCTCTGGTGCTGCCGCCGGCGCTTGGGGCGTTTGCAGGCCCATCGTTGCATTGGCGTAGTCTGCGAAGTTGCCGAACGAGCCCGGCGAACTCTGATCCGAAACCCCGACGCGCGCTGCTTGCGGCATGGGCGCCACTGGCACCTGCGGCGCTTGTGGGCCTCCCATTGGGAACGGGAACGGATTGACCTCCTGCGGGGCCTGGATCGTCTGTGGGCCGCGCTCAGCCCATTGCGGGGGCATCGGGGCTACATCGCCATAGCCGAGGCTCGGACGGCCCTGTACGGGCCTTCTAGCGAATAGCCCGCGGGTGCCTGGAATGGTGCTCGGGGCCTGCGGGTTAAGGTTTGGCCGTTCCTGCTCGCGTTGGCTTAGAAGCTGGGCTAGCGTTGTAAGCAAATCAGGCATGGAGGGCCGCCTTGAAGTGGACCGGACTGGCAGTTCTTGCCGCCTTCATCTCGATCCAGTTTTTCTCGTTGTGGTGGCTGAATGTCATTGCGGTTGTGGGCTGTACTGTTCTTGCGGGGATGCTTGAGCTTGAGAACGATCGCCTACGCGCCGAACTAGATCGGTATAAAATGGCGCAAGAGCAGGGTCGCGAGCCGCCAAGCTCGCCAGAGCCGAAAGCTGCTGACGCATTCCTCCGGCGCCTCCGCCAGCTCGGGCCGCTGAAACCATCCAGCGAACGAAAGCAGGATTAGTCAGCATCTCGCCCGTTATCGCCATTCCCGAAAGCAACGCGGCGGTAGGTGCAAACGTACCCGGATTTACAAGACCCAAGCCCGTTCCGATGTTCTGCGCATTGACGCCAGAGCGCGAGCGGTTCGCCATCGCCTCGACGCCCTTTTGATAACCCGCCACTTGAGCCAAGTTATCGAGCGCACGTGCTAGCTCATCCGTTTGCGCCCCACCAAACAGAATGCGCCGGCCCTCCGTTGAGAGCTTGGCGTAATTCGTGACGAACTGCTCAACCGAGAATGCGCCTGGTTGCAGCGCTTGCGGGTTTCCGGCTGTGGGCCTGCCCATGTCGTCAATGATCGTCGCCGACACCTCGCGCCATTCTTCTGGGCGCAGTGAGTTGCGAAGCGACTGAAGTTGACGCGTGTTCTGGCGGCCACCTTCGCGAGCCAGCGCTATGATGCGTTGGTAAGATTGCGCGCCGCCTGTCCGGTTCGGATCGAATGCTTGGAGGGCGGATTGGATGCGGTTTTGGCCAGCACGATAGAACTGATCGACGCGGCGCAGTTGTTGGGCGGCCGTTATATCGCCAATGTCCATTGCGGAGCGATAAATGTCTGTCGTCAACGCACCTTCAAGCGTCGCTAAGGACGCATCGTCAATGGTCTGCGTGAGAGCAGGACGGCTACGCGCCTCTCGAACCCACGTCCGCAGCGCGCGGAGGTCGTTGAAGCGTAGGTTTTCGCCGTCCTGCGCGAGTGCATTGGCAATGCGCCCGATCAACGGATCGTTGACAATCTCTGCGACGTTGGGAGCTGATACGCGACCTTGTATGGCGGCCAAGGCTTGCTGCGTCTCAGTCGCGGTTGCGCGAGCGCCAGTCTGCCCCGCAAGGTGCCCAGCTTCGTCTTCCGATATGCGCTGGAATATCCGATCATAGAGAGCATTAGCCTTGGCTCTGAATGACCAATCACGGGTCGGGATCGATTCCGGCGCTGCGCTCTCCGCACCAACTGGGCGAGGTGCATTCCTATCGCGTGCAAAGCGCTGAACGCCGCGCTGCACCGTTTCACCAACCTGCTCGGGCTGGCCGTGTTGTCCGTATCGACCGGCCAAATTGCGTGCAGCGTTTGCCGTGTCATCAAGCGATGCCTGCATTCGAGCACGAGCCGGTGCTCCGGCTACGAAGTTCTCCGCGATCATCCGCGTTGCGCCGGCAGACGTGCCACCGTTCACGGCCGCCAGTGTTGGCCGAACTCCAGCCTGCTCAAACTGTGCAGCCCGCGCCGAAGCGCTATTCGGGCGTGGCGCGCGAGAGAGCGCGTTGCCTACGCCAGTCAGTGCACCACCAAGGCCGAATGCCACTGCTGACTCTTGTGCTGCACCCGGCAGGCGTTGAGGAAGATCGCCTTCTTGCCGGGCCAGCGCGAACGGCGCATTGAGGCCAGCGGCCATGGCGCCACCCTGCAACATGCTGAGGCGCGGAGCTGCGGCGGCCGGTCGCCCTGCCATCGTGACAAACCCGGCGACGTTCGCCGCTGTGTTCACGCCAGGCTGCTCACGCGTCACACGCGCCTGCTCTTGCTGCGTGTCATCATAAGCGGCCTGCGCGGTGTCGCGGCCGCGGATACGGTTCTGCCAATACGCCAGATCGTCTTGCACGCCCATGTTGCGCCACATCTGGCCCATCGCTGCGGCGGGGCCATTGCGGTTGAAGCTCTCGATGCCACGCGCGAGCGGAACGAGCGCTTCCGGTACGCCTTCGCGGCGCCAGCGTTGGTCTGTGTACGGCGCACGGATGCTTTGGCGACGCTGTATCTCGGCTTGGTATTCTGGCGAGCGCTGCGGCTGTGCGTTGCGCTGCTGCTGCCATGGCAGAACGTTTGGGTTCTCGCGCTGCACAAGTTGCGGCTGCGCGCCCATCTGCTGATTGCCCGCCGCTTGGCGTGCTTGGAACTCTTGGTGACGCTCGCTCATCACCTGATTGATCGTGTCCGTGGGCGTGCCGTCTGGAAACTCGATGACGATGCCATCAGAGCCACGAACCGGGATCGGCATTAGTAGACGCCCCGTTCAGGCGACCATTGCATGACGCGCGGCTGGGTTTGTTCGCCTGCCATGTTCGGCTCTACCGGGGCTTCGTCAGGCCCCGGCATTCCACCGCCAAAGTCTTGCTCATAAGCAGCGCGGATGCGCGCCATGGACATCTGGTAGGTTTGGCGCAGACGCTGCAAGCCAGCCACGAACTGCTCGCGCGATTGCGCCTGATTAAGCGCTTCCATCGTTGATTGCAGGAGCAGCAATTCGCGCTCACTGACTGCGCCGAGCGCGCCGCCTGTTGGCGAGTTGGCGCGCATCTCCATGAGCGAGTCGAACGCCAAGTTGGCGCGGATCACGTCTAGCTGTGCGTCGAGGTCAAATGCACGCGTGCCAGGAACGTTGCGCATTGCCGCGCCAACCGCGCCGGTCTCGCCACTACCAGCAAGTTCCAGCGCTCGATCAATCGCAGAAGTGACGGAAGACTGATCTTCAAACCGCGCCATCGCAGCGCGCGCGCGGCCCGCTTGCTCAGTGTTGATGCGACGATCTGCAGGGCCGCCTTGCGCTGGCGTCATCGTGCCATTCGGACCCCAGACGTAACCAGCCGCGCCCTGCACCGGCATTCCCGGCTGAGGCACCTGCATGGATACAGGCGGATTACCGACCGGGCGAAGTTGGTTCGTTGTGCTGCTCCGCTGCACCTGCACGCCGCCTTGATCGAACGGCTCCGACCACATCTCTTGCGGCTCACGTCCAGCAAGCGCGCCAGCAAGGCTTAGCGCCTGCTCCGGCGCCTGTTCGCGCAAGCCTTGGACCAAAGCCTGCGGGTTGTTCGGATCAAAGCCCGCAAGCGCTTCTGAAATCGCCATGCGCTGACCCGCTTCTTGCTTGTCAGTGCGGTTCTGATCCCAAGACTCTGTGTCCATTTCGTTTTGACGCTCGCTGCGCGCCGTGCGACCGCGAATGCCGCCAGCAAGCGCATCGGCCAAAGCTTCGCCCCATGTGCCGCTCGTCACTTCGATAGGCTGCAACGCTTCCGAAAGTCCGTAATTGCGGGCGCTGGAACTGTACTGCGGGCTCTTGTCTACATCGCCCACCACACGGCGCTGCTGCTGTTGCGGCAGCAGCGCTTGTGCAAGCCCGAAGCTGGGGCCGTTCTGCCCGAGGTTCATGCGGATCATCAGAGGAGACCGTAGGCAACCATGAGGTAGCCACTCGTGTGTTGAATAACCGCGTGCGGAGCGATCTCGCGCACTTCCTGCGCCATGACGCCGGTTCGCAGCGGCGTGTCGTCACCATCCCACAGATAGCGATACGTCCACCAATTGTGGCCCTTCTCGTCAGTGTGAGAGAACTCGATGTCTCGCTTCACACGCACGTCTGAAGCTGTGATGGCGGCAGCGCCAAGTTGCGCCATGCCGCTCAGCAGGCCGTTCTGCTGGTTCACGCGCGCATTGTAGGCGCCGAGCTGGTTCTGATAGCCCTGGTTATAGATCCCGGCCACGTCCGTTCCGTTGATGTTGTAGCTGTTCGGCTGACCCGGCGTTGTCGGCTGGTAATAAAGCTGTGAACCCGAGTTAAGCGAGGTGATCTCATTGAGCGGACGCGCGCGAGCGTTGAAGTCGGCCTGATCGTTGAGCCCGTATTGCTGCAACGCTTCGTTCCAGTTGATGCCGCGCTGGTTGGTGATCTCACCCATTTGCTGATTGCGCTCACCCAGCGCTTGCTGACGTGCGATGACTTCCGCGTTGGCGTAGGCGTCGCCCTTGCCTGCGTTGAAGGACTGCATCTCAGAGCCGAACGCATCGCTGCCGGCGTTCACGCCCTGATTGGCCAAACGCGAGCGCAGAGACTCTTCCGAGCGGTTGAACTGATCGTCCAATCCGCGCGTTAGAAGCTCACGCGTGCGCGCTTCTGTGTCGCCGCGGAAATCGCCAAGTGCAGAGGCCAGATCGAGCGGGCCGCCCGTTGCGCCGTTGCCGTCAAAGTAACGCTGGTTCCAGTCTTGACCGAGAACGCCGCCAGCCGTGTTGATCCCGGTCTGCGCGAGGTTGCCCAGGCCAATGCTGTTCTGCTCGCCAATATTGTTGATCTGCTGCTGGTTGGGCGAGAGCGTCGTTGTTTGCGTAAAGCGCGGCGTTCCGTCTGGGCCAGAGCCGCTTTGATCGTAGCTGATCTGCCCCCATGGCGTGTTCTGGTTGACGTTGTTCAGCCAAGCATTTGAGATCGCAGTTTGCTGGTTGCTCTGGGTTTGAGCCGCTGCTGTCTGCGCAGGATCAGGCGGCGTGGGCGCGCGTGGCTTGCTCATTTATCCAATCTTCTTTGAACCTGCATGAAATCACTGCGTCGTCATCTCCGAAGTGGCGCTTCAGCACCGCCTCGCGCTCGAAACCTACGGCCTGCAAAAAGCGCAATGCGCGCTCGTTCTTCGCAGGCGTTCGGCTCCAGATTTTATCGACTTTGCAAACGTCATAGGCGTAGGAAAACATCAACCGCCACGCCTCGCGTGCGCGCATCCAACGCGGGTCTTCGGCAACGGCGCTAACTTCGATTGTCCTGTTCCAAGGCTCAAACGAGTGGAAGGCGACGACGCCGAGTATGCGGCCCGTGCTGTCCTCAATGCCGATTGCAGTTGTCGCTTCTGGAAAGCCTTGGCCGTGCAGCTCCGGTATGCGTGCGCTCGCCCACTCCACCATTTCAGGGGAGCGATCGAGAACCGCTCTCACGCCGCGTGCGCCCAGATATGCCCGCGTTTGATTTTGCTAATCAGCGCTGGCGTCACATTGTGCTTTTTGGCAACGTTTCGCCCCGTCTCCCCACTGGCAAGATCGGCACGGATACGAACGACGATCTCGTCCGTCAGCTTGGCCTGCGGATTGCGAGCGCCCCGCGTTGATCGCCCTTTACGGGCCATGTCTTGAGAATTGTCCTTTGGTGTTCCCAGAAATAGATGATCCGGGTTGCAACACGGCGGGTTATCGCATCGATGACAGACCACCTTGCCGATAGGAATTGGCGCGCCAGTCGCCAGTTCATATGCGACGCGATGCGCCATAAACGCGCCGCGCTTCCAGCGAAAACGGCCATAGCCGTAGCTATTGCGCGACCCTGTCCACTCCATGCACCCGTTGGCGCCTGTCGCAATCGAGGCAGCTAAATATACCTCACGGGTTGGAAAGAAATGGGCCTTGGCGTTTGTCAAATTTGGCCACCTCTCGAATACCGAAGCGCAAAACCATTTAGCTCCATCTGCGACTGGTTCGAGCGCGCTTCGTACACCAGCGAGATGTTCTGCCCCTCGCCTGAGATCGCACGCCAGCCGCGTGTGGTGGCGTCCTCGCCGCCCCAGAGGTTCGTTCCCCAGATGCCAGAACCCCAGATGAGCGCGTTGGTGATCGTGCTCTGCGGCCATGCGCCAAGCGGGGGGCTGTCTCTGAAATCTGCGCGGCCGACAATCCGAAGAACCGCGCTCGTGGCCGTGGTGAGCACTGGGCGAATTTCCAGCAGCGTCTTAATGCCGCCGTAGCCTGCAATCGTCCACGCGCCAGATGCGGCTGCCGTGATGTCGGCGCCGTCATCATCGTAACCATCAAAGCACGTCACCACACGGCCGTCTGACGTGCCGGCGTAGCATTCGCCGTTGTAAATCTCGAACGTCTCGAAATTCCAACCCGTGAAGCGACCCGGCGCGCTCGTGCCAAGGTCGCGAATGTACTGGTGCGCCGTTTCCGTGCTCATCGGCGCATTGACGAGAAGCAAGCCTTCGCCCGGAACGATAAGCCCTTCCCAGCCAGTAAAACCCGCACCTGTTGAAAGCGCAGAGCGCAGCGGCGTGCTCACCTGTGCAAAATAGTCCCGGTCTTTGTCAGCGCCGCCCGCCATCGTGCGCAGCACAGACATGACGCCGCGGCGCGTGATGACGGCAAGGTCGTTGCCAATCTCGATAATCGGCCGATCTCCTACCGGCTCGCCAATGTAATAGACGCCAACCAGCGCCCACTCCGACGCAGAGCCAGGGTTAAAGCCCTGGTAAACCGCAATCTCGCCTTCGCTGGTCAGGAAGACGGCAAAGTCGTCCATGCCATCGCCGCCGTCACGCGAGAGCGTACCGCCTGCAATGAGTTCGCCGCCGAAGTTGAACACGGCGCCCAGCGGGAAGTTCGAGACGGTCCCGGCAATGCTCTGAACCGGCAGGTAGCCAAACGTCAGGCTGTCTTTGAAGATGAAGTAGAGCCGTTCCTTGAACGCGAACACATACTTGATGTCATTGTCCGCGAACGTGGTCATGGTCAGCGAGGGCGTCGCCCAGGTTGAGCCGTTGTAGTGTCTAGGGTCGTCCGCGCCGTTACAGGTCCACAGGAACGAACCGCCCGAAGTCGTGAAGTTCACATGAGAGCGACGTGCGTTCGTGAGGCTCGTCACTACAGCCGCCCCGACAGCGCCGGGGCTGGATACGTCATAGATCGCCGTCGAAGCCGCAGCGAACAGCTTCTGCGCTGTGCCGGAACTGTAGGGCATCAGCGTCTCAACCGGATGCCCTACCCCGGTTACGTGGTCGCTGTAGCCCTTGCGTATGGCAATCGTCGTCCCGCGCGGAACCCAGTTATCGAACGCCCGCGCCCGTGTCTGCGGAAGTTCTGCGATCGGTGTTTCAGTGTCCCACCCCTGCGTCGGGGCTGGGATGAACTCGATCTGTGCGCGTGGCCCTGGCTTGTTCGCCCACCGCGATTGCGGCTTCTGAGCAAGCGCGTGCCTCATGCGCCGGTGAACCCAGTCTCAGGAATGAGGCCAATGCCCATCCCGTCAGAGTCGGTCTGTGCGAGATATGCCCGCCTGCTGCCGCTCGTGGCGCTTGCGGTCGTCATCAACGCAAGCTCAAAGTCCTTTAGCGACTCCGCATAGTCGCGGCCCTTCTCGCGCTTGTAGCGCCACACAACGTCTAGTGTCAGAAGCTCGTCGCCTAGCACATACGAGTCCGTATCGACGCTAAAGCTCTCTTTGTACGTTGTGCCGTCCACCGCGAGCACCGGCTTAGTGCTGCGGTACTCGTAAGCAATCGTCTCAGCCACAGTAGGCGCCGGCCAAATGTGCAGGCCGTCATAGCGAAGCATGACGTATTGCGTGCAATTGGTCGTGATCGGCACGCCATTGGCGATTGACCATTCTTCCTGATCGATCGGGCCGGCTACCTTCTTGTCTGACGTGCGGTTCCAGAACGTGCCGGGAATGATACGCTTTAGATCGGACGGCTTGCCGCTCGCCTGAAGCGTGGCGCCGGTCGTGGTCGTGAACGTGTGCTCACGCTCCAGCGCCGGCAGGCGATATTCTGGCCTGCTGTTCACGACTTCCCGCGCTGCCTTATTCGCAAGCCGGTAAAGCAGGTTCTGCGTTTCCTGACCGTCCGCAATGATCGTGGACGTGACCGGAAGCGAGAGTTCGCGCTGTGCTTCGTTGAGCGCGGAAAGAAGCGTCAAATGCGTTGCTCTTCCAGTTCAGCATCCACCTCAGCCGGGAGGCTGACCGGGATGTCGTCGCCATCACGCGCCGTGCGCTTGGTGTTGCGCTTGGGCTTATCGAACCCCTGCGTAACGCCGTTCTGGTTTGAGAGCATCGCTCCCACTTGGCGCTTAAGTTCGTCGATGTCGGCCTTCAGCTTCTCGTTCTCTGCACGTAGCTCAACCGTTACGGCTGCGTTACCTGCGTCATCCAACCAAGCCTTCGCCTTCGCACGCCATTCCATCGCCTTGCCGCGCACGTTGCCCAGCGCGCCATCTGGCAAAGCCGCCAATTGCTGCACCGTGAACACGTTGGCGTCTTTGAACGCTGCGACCATAGCGCGGTCCATCAGCGGCCATTGCTCAAGCGGCGTTCCCGACACGGACGGCGCCTGCTTCTTGCGGTAATCATCAATCACGCCGCGGAAGCGCCAGCATACGGCCTTGTCTTCCTTCAGCACGCCTTCACTCGTCGTGCGCTGAAATTCGTAGATCGGGAAGCTCTGCTTTTGGCCCGAGGCTACGACCTTGATGTAGCTCACCGTATCATAAACGGCCGGGCCGTTCTGCGATGCCCGCTCGTTCTTCATCACGTCTTCCCGGAAGAAGACCATGAGCGGGGGAAGCTTCGGGTCTGTGTTTTCGTCACGGTGGCCATACGGCCCCTGCCAATCGGTCATGCAGCACTCCCAAGGGGGCGGCGCATATGATCGACAGCCGCCGCCTGATTATCCGTCAGTTTCATTTCAAGCCACGCCATGTGGCCCACTTCCATCGACAGGTCGCAATCGCAGAAAACGCTAAATCCCTTCGCGCGCGCCTTGTCGCAGAACTTGTAATCGTCCGTCTCAAACGTGCGCCCGTTCCAAGGCGTCTCCCAGATCGGCGCCTCCAGTGCATCGAAAACGTTCATGCGGATCAGGATACAACCCACCGGCAAGCGCGAAACCTCGCGACACCCGCCGCCCGTGACATTGATCGGCGTCGTTAAATCAAGCTCTCGCCCCATCGCCCAATGCGGCGCAGAGCGCATGACGTAGGCTGCGCCGACCACATCCTTGTCATGCGCTAAGAGACGGAGCAACGCGTCGTGAGGGAACGTGTTGTCCGTCTCCAAGAGCATCAGATGCGTGCAGTTATTCAGGCGCGCGTCCTCAATCAGCATATTGTGAGCGTTGGGCAGTGCGAAGTTAATCGCTGGCTGCACAACAATGTTCACCCCCTCGCGCGCGGTATGCGTCGCTAGCCCGACAAGGCGCATGGCGAAGTTCACATCCACGAACTGAAGCGAAGGAATGCCGACGAGAACGCGCACCGTCACGCTTAGTTACCCGGCAGCTTCGGCAGCGCTTCCACGCCGACCGTGCACGCAACCGCGCCGGCCGCTGATGTAGAGGCATCCGCGATGATGCCGCTGATCAGCGTCAGCGACGCCGTGCCGTCGTCCAGATAGCCCGCCGAGGCCGAGCTATAGAGGCCAACGTCGGCCGCGCAGTTGGCGAGCACCAGCACAGAGCCTTGGCCCTGACGCAGCACCCAGCCATAGTCGTTGTCGGCAAACGCCACCTGCGCCACGCCCACCGGCTTGCCGGTTTTGGCCAGCGTGTCGGTGATCATGGTCGCTTCGAACGCTTCGTCGATCGACACTGCGGCGTACTGCGTGATGGCGCCGTTGGCGTGCACCAGTTGGTACTTATAGCCGCGGTGATCTTCGTGGATGATGCCCAGCCGGTGATCGCGAACGCCGTTCTCAAAACGAACGTCGCTCGTGGTCGAGTCTGAAGGCGTCGAGGTGATGTCAACACCAATGAGAACTTGAGACATTGGCGCTTACTCCTTGCCACGGCCTTGCTGGCGGCGGTTCGAGCACGTCATGTTGCCCGCCCACAGCATCAGCTGAACAGTGGCGTCTTGGTTGAGGGATTGACGTTCGCCGCCCACGATTTCGATGTCGCGATCGGAGTGCGTCGTGAAGTTGAGGTAGTCTGTCGTCAGCATGTGCATGACCGAGTTGGCCAGCGTCGAGTTCGACAAATTGCCGCCGATGCCGCCCTCGTTCACCACGTCAGCGTCCACGAACTTCAAGGACGAGAAGCCCGCCTTGCCTTCGCTGGTGCCGGTGATTTGCTGAATAGCCGTCAGCGAACCCCAGAAGTGGCCGTAATAGAGGTCATCCATCAGCACGAGGTCGGGACGCTCGCTGTTCAGCATGAGCTGAATGTAGAGGTTCCGCATCGCAGCCTGGATGTTGCTGCTCGTCGTCGCGCCACTGTTAAATGTGGTGAAGTCGAGCACAACGTTGCGCCACCAAGAATAGGTGTTCGCATCGATGCCGCCGGCGCTGTTGGTGTTCGTGGTCGGGTTGAAGAGGCCCAAACCGCCGATTTCTTTGCCGCCTGAGCCCGTACCGTCCGCGTGGACTTGGGCGCCCATCTGGTTGGTGTAGGTCTTCTGCGCGTTCTTGATCTTGCTGGAGAGCAGCTTGATCAGCGCATGGCGTCCGCTGTTGCGGATTTGCTCAAGGCCAGAGATCGAAACCGCCACGGACGCCTGTTTCCAGTCGTACACGGCCGCGTCGATGAAGTCGTTGACGTTGATATTCAGCGTTTCGTAGCCAGAGTAGAACTGGAACGAGCCGTTTTCTGCGTATTCCAGCGGGATCACGATATCCCGGCCGCCGTCGAGAGACATTTTGTTCTTTCGACGGAGGCGATTGTAGAAGGGCACGTTGTCGCTCATGTTGTCCTGCATCTCGGAGCGCCGATTGCGGAGCGTTGTGGCGACAAGCTGCCCGATGTTCACAGAAGTCATCGGTTTTCAGCCTTAAACTGCGCCGTCAAGGAGTGAGCTAAGCTCATCCTCAATGGACATTTTGGGGGTGTTGCGGGCGGCGCCATTCACATGACTCTGCTCGCGGGTTCCGAGGCTGTTTGCTCTGGCCCGCTCGACTTCTTTCTTGCGCTGGTCCGCTAGGATGCGCTCACGAATGACCGGGTGTGCCCAACTTGCCTGCTCATAGAGGGAGTCGAGGGTGGCCACTGGGTTTGCACGGAACCGCTCGCGCACTTCCGGGTCAGCTTGAATCTGACCCATCATAATGCGTTCAAGGTCCGCGAAATGCGGCTTGTCCCTACTCCACTCCGAAACTGTTTTGTTGATCGACTCTTGCTGCTGGCGAACTGGCGCTTGCTTCAGTTGCGCAAGCTCCTGTTCAAGCGATTGCAGCTTCTGTTGAACTGGGTCGATCTTCTGCGGCTGGACGCCCTGCTGATCCATCCATTCAGCAACGGCGCGAATGTCCCAGCTTTGGCCGAGATAGCTTTGCGCCAGCCAGTTCAGCGCTTGGATCGGATCGGCGCGCAGATACTTGTCAGCCTCGATAAGCTGGCCAACGTATTGCTGCGGGTTGGAACCAGCAGCGGCCAACTCCTGCATGTGCGGCTTCAGCGCTTCGTTGATCGGCTCCCAAGCCTTCGCCGCGGTCGAGTGCTTCTCGATGCCTTGGGCGAAATCTTTCTCGCGCTGTGTCAGCGCCTTGCGGAAATCCGGGTGGAGCTTTTCCCACTCGCCGTATTCGTTCTTGAACCAAAGCGGCGCGGACTCTTTCGGCGCTGCGGGCTCCGCGCCTTCCTTCGGCGCTTCGACGGCGCCAACGTCTGTCTCCTTGCCGTTCTTGCGAACGAAACGGCGGCCTTCGCGGACATACTCAGCCGGCTCGTCTTCCTTGGCCGCCTTATCCGGCATGTTTTCAGCACGCGGGAACGGGTCATCTTTGACCTTCGCTTGCGGCTCTGCCTTATCCGTTACGCCAAGCTGTTCATCGATCGCTGCGCCAAGTGCGCCTTCCAAGTCGAGGTCTTCGCCGTCAGCTGGCGCCATAATCCAATTTCTCCGTGTCGCTATCTGATGAAATGCCGAGCTGGTGCAGCGCCTGGTTCACGCCGCTCTCCAGCACGTCTGGCGCGAACTCGCGGTTGCGTGACTCTCGGTCGAGCTTGTCCAGCGCCTCGCGCTCATTGCCGACTTCGACGCAGCCATGGTCGCGCGTCGCCTGCCGATAAGCGTGCTTGCTGTCGAATTTCTTCAGCGCTGCGTGGTGGTAGAGCCCGTTAATCCCGCCTGGGAGATTGTCACTCACCACATAGGGGCTGGGATGATCCGAGCGTGGCCAGCTATCTTCTTTGCAGTTATCCGGCCAGCGGCTCGTTTCGTGTAGATCGCCGCAATGTCTGCAAACCCGTTGGCGTGAAACCACGCGACCACGAATGGCCATTAACCGACCCGCTCCCGATGCACCCATCCGTGCGTGTGTGCGATCTCATGGCAGACGACTTCCGCATACCGGCCCGGATAGTCGCAAGGATCAGGCAGAACCATCACTTGCTCATTGGCGCAGGCTTCCACGTTGGAAAGCCGTCCTTCGCTAATCATCTCGCACAGGTTCTCTACGTTTTGAGCGTTGGTGAACTGAACCGTAACGCGCACAGGGCCG